GGCGCTTGGTAGTGGCAGCATTGGCCATTTTCCGCGACTCAATCGCTGGGTGGTAGTGATGCTCATATTCGTGTGTCGGGTTGTATGCCATGTTAAGTTCCTCTCTCTCTATACCCATTATATAATGACAGTTGTCACAGATTACAATGGTTAGAAATAAAAAAGAGGCCGAAGCCTCAATTTTTATGCTGCCTTTTTTTGTTGGTGCTGCTCGATTTCTTGGAGTTTCCAAAACACCTCTTGCCAGTCGTATGAGCAGTGGCCTTCGATTATGCCAAGATCAACATAGTCTAAGTCGCCTTCGTAATCGATCCAGTATGAATTATCTCCATAGCCAGTACGCTCAATGCTGATCTCCATGCCCAGCTTCTTAGCGAGGCTCTGAGCCTTGGAGCGGTAGTCGCGGTTAGCATCAACGCTCTTGGCTTTCTTGGCCTCTGTGGGCGTTGTGATGGCCCCAGTGGAATGAAGCTCGTACACGTTTGCCACACGCGCTCTGCGCTTGACGCGCTTGTCACGAACAGACGTTGGACTGCCAAGGATGCCACAGACAATGCGGCGACCTTGGATCAACTGCCAGTGCCACCCAGCGATGATCAAGAACACGCGATCAGCAGTGCGCTCCTTGACTGTGGCCTTCAGCCATCCAGCAAGTGTTGGGCCTTTGCTGCGGCCCAGCTTCATGCCGAATGACTTGTACTCGCTCTTGATGCCACACATCGCCAGTGCATCTGTGACTTCACGAACTGAAGATCCTCTGATGGCCTTGCGACCACCAACGTGACGAATCAACCGTGCTGCCTCACCAGTGGCCATCCCAGTGATGGCGCTGATGACTGCTGGGCCACAATAGCTGTTGGTGTCACCGCGTTTGTGATTGACTGATTTGATGTTTAGATTTTTCATTACACGCGCTCCACTTTTGTGATGCGAAGCATGATGACTGTGCTTAACGGATAACCATCTTCGGTTTTTTCTGCCAAAACTTTTACTACTGCCATGTCAGCATCTTCTGCTTTTACAAAGCGGGTGCAAATTGTATCGGGGTTATTTTTTTCACCGATTTCATAAGTGACTGAAAATTTGTTCATAGTGTTTCCTCTCTCTCTACATCTTACATATATGACATCTGTCACAGAATACAAGGGGCAGAACAAAAAAAAAGAATGGGCTTATGCCCACTCTCTTTGAATCTTCAATCCTTTGGCCAGCATTTCTTCGGCATCTTTTTTGTTGCCGCGCTTGAGGTTGTCGAGCGACCATGCGACCCAAGATGCTGCGTGAGGCGACAGCAGCTCAGACTTCGGCTCTGGCGCTGTGCGAGGCTCTGAGGCGCTCTGCTGAATGCCCCCGACTTTGTTTTCGTTCAGCCAGTTCAGCAGATCCTGCTTCGATGTCGGCACTTCGACCTCGACCCACTCTCTTGGTGAATTGCGGCGAGCGTCTGCCTGTGTGCCAAACCATTCGCCTTTGTTGTTCATGTACAATCTCATATCAATTATCCTCCCACTCTATATGACATCATGTCTTGATACTTGGCGCGAGCGTCCAACCAATGAATGCAATCACGCTTTGTAGTAAATGTGTTTTCCCACTCGCCATCTGCATCAAAGATTCTCCAGTCATACTCTGGGTAATCTTGCAGCTTTTCAATTTTATATCCGCGATACTCGTAGTGGCCGTTTTCGATTTTTTTAACTGTGTGTGTCATTTCGATTTCCTCTCTCTCTATATCTTATATATATGACATCTGTCACAGATTACAAGGGGCCGAAGCCCCTTTTTTTAAAAATTATAATCGTGAAATTTGTAAGGCGTTTTCGACAAAACGTGGCGACCATTGGCTGAATGAAAGTAGCCATCTTTGCGAAGGCGAGCGCGGATCACGGTGTAATCAGGGTTTGATTTGTAATCCCACTTCTGAGCGCCTTGGTTTGTGCAGTGACCAGCAAAGCCACCAGCAATGATCTCAGGCTTCCAGTTTTTGTCCAGCTCCGCATCCATTGCGCGGATCTCAATTGTCTTTGGGGATACAACGCGCACGATCTCATATGGGTGTACATCAGACCATCCACTGTGATTTGCATGGGTGTATTCGATAGCTTCAACACCATACTCATATTTGCTGTTATACTCACCACAGCGGCTGACAGGCAGCTCTTCGATAAAATTTTCAGCAGCTTCTTGGCTGTCGAAAGTAGTCGTGACTGTTGAGCTGGCATGTAAGTAACCATTGTAGCTGCTAAGTTTTTCAAAGTAGGCTTTTTTAGCAGTTCGGCTGCGTGAACCATCGCGTGTGCTAACTGTTTCGATTACGGTGATTGCGTATTTAGTAAACATGTAGTTTCCTTTCTCTCTCTCTACATCCCATATATATGACATCTGTCACAGATTACAATAGAGGCAATGTATTTTTTTCAAAATTATTTTATGCCCTATAGCCGTGCTGTCGGAGTTGTTTGATGTAATCAGTCAATTCCATGTCAGCAGCGAAAATCTCGCGGTCAATCCCCAAAGGCTTTTCCCTTCGATTCTTAATGTCCTTGAGATTGTTTAACTGCTGCTTCAGCCACCTAACATGAGCCGACTGAAACGTACTCAAATCTTTTAAATTATTCTTTTCCGACATCGCCTTTCTCCTTTTTCATTTCTTGCCACCTTACATGCTCTGCCATTTCAGCCACTAAATGCTTGAAATGATCAGGATCAATCTTCGCAATTCGCTGACCATTTTCATAAATATGCAGCCCATCATCCCTAACTGTCCAGTGATATTTCCAATTCATTATTTCCTCCTTGTTTTGGATAAGGCAGCACTTTGTATTTAAGAGCCTTGATTAAATCTTTGCGCCGTTTCTTTTTTGCGTTGAAAAAAACATACCTATGCTTGCGTGGCCTATCGACATAGTAAACATTTTCCTCGCCATACTTTTCGCGGATCTGCTGCATGTTCATGCCATGTGCATAAGTTGTGTGATGCTGATGCTCCAATCCTTTAACCTTTGGATCTTTGAACTTCGAAGATAGGCCACAGTAAAAAAAGTTTGACGCCTGATAAATTGTGCCAACATGACCAGCCTCTATTTCTGCAAACGTCACAATGATTTCCTTATCAACCATTTTTAATGAGCCACTAATCAAAAAACTTGCTGCGTTTTTGGGAGCATCATCTTCTGTCCAAAGTCTCGTAAGCTCATAAACATTGTCAGCAAATTCATCTCCACAAACACCGCGCCGCAAAGTCGTAGATCCGCTAACGCCATAGGTGACTATGCCAATCATTTTCTCACCATCAAACAATCCAAACGCCATGCTGATTGGTGGAACCCTTCGCATGTAATGGCGGTCTATGATGAAGGGAAGCGCAGATCGCCGTGTGATTGGCCGCACTGAAAGATCGTTCATTCTTTCCTCCCCCAGTTATCTCGCGCTTCCATTATTTGTTTCGATGCATCTGTCGCGCCCTTGGCAACAATCACTTTGTAACCCTCGCTCTCAAGGTATTCGATGATCTTCTTCTGATCGGGGGAAAGTCTCCCACCAGATTTACGCTTCATCTCAACCCAAATATCCCAGCTAGGAATAAACAGGTCAGGAATCCCAGCCACAACGCCTTCAGCCTTCAGTTTCTTGCCAGCGCCTATTGATCGCTTACCGCCATTTGGAATGGCAAAAATCAAAACCTTGGGAAACTTTGTGCGAAACCAATTTATAAATCCAACCTGTTCGTCATGCTCAGAAGGGTATGTCCTCGAAACTGAAATCAACGTGGATGACGTTTTCCTTCTTCTCACGTTTCTCATAATCAAACCTCACAATTCTTTCGTATTTTCCATCAGGCTTTATTTGAATGCGGCTGGGCTTTCTCCAGCTTTGGCATTCATCCATCGCCTCGCTTGTGGTCTTTGCCTTCGCACCAAGCTGCCCCCTGCGCTGCATGTATTTGGTCGTGGCATAGCCACCATGATCAGGACAAAGCCACTCAGATATCTCTTTGAAAAAGCCATAGTGATATGTCACTCGAACACTGTCGGGCTTCCCTGCCTTCTGCCAGCGCCTGTAAGTCACATTTTCAACGTCAAACCATTCAGGCTTTACTTGTGTCGAAATCATTGCGCCATCGTAACTCTTGCTGGCATGGTTCAGCGTGGGTGGTGGAAACTCATGCCCACAGTCAGGACAAATCAAACAGGCAATAGCCAAATGCATCTGGCACTTCGGGCATGTCTTGATCGGCGCTTCGCCATCCCCATCACCCCGATTATCGCGCTCTGGCTTTACCTTATCGATAAACCCATGCCGCTCGACGTTCTGGCCGTAATCCAAAACCAGACAGTTTTCTTTGCCATCATAGATCCGCGTACCGCGACCAATGATTTGAACATACAAACCTGTCGATGCCGTGGCTCGAACCAGCCCAATCAAATCAACATTCGGCGCATCGAAACCAGTGGTCAAAACATTCACGTTTACCAAGCATTGTGTTTCACCGTTCTTAAATCTTTCGATCTTCGATGCGCGATCTTTCTGGCTGTCTTCACCAGTCAAAACTTCAGCATAAATCATGTTATCGAAAAACGCATCTTGCAACATATTCGCATGGTCAATGCCACTGGCAAAAATCAACCAGCTTTTACGGTCGGCTCCCAGCGTAACAATTTCTTCAACTGTCTTACGCACCAACTCAGGATCAGATGCAGCAATAGCCAAATCACTCTCGACAAACTCACCACCTCGCTTCTTCACATTGGTCAGGTCGATCTGCTCCAAGCCACCCTTACTGATGACTGGGGCCAAGTATCCCTGATCCATAAGCATGGTAACAGGAATGTCATAAGCAATGCCATCAAAGATCGCACCTTCACCTTTGTGCAAGTATCCTGAACTCAATCGGTATGGCGTGGCTGTCAGCCCAACAATCTTTACATCTGGATTGCACTGCTTCAGGTCATCGATAAATCGACCATAGCGTGTGGTCGTTTTGGGTGGCAGCATATGCGCCTCGTCGATGATCACCAAGTCTGGAGCTGGAACCATGTTAAACGCTTGCTTATAGATGCTCTGGATGCCGCCAAACGTAATTGGCTTGGTCAGATCCTTCTCTTTTAAAGACGCGCTGTAGAAGCCAAACTCAGCCTCTGGGTACAGCTTCTTCAAACCTGACGCCCCTTGCTCCAGCAGCTCCTTAACGTGCGCCAAAACCAGAACCCTAGTGTTTGGAAAGCTCATGGCGTCTTGGATCATCTTGGCAATGATCGCCGTTTTGCCAGATCCAGTCGGCGCAACGATCAGTGGGTTTTCCCCCATCTTTTGCGCCCAGTAATTGTACAGCCCATCAATGGCATCTTTTTGATAATCACGAAGTTCGAAAGTCATTTTGCTTTATGCTCCTTAACCACTTTGTCCAAAAACATCTTCGCCTCTGTTTCAGCCAACTCTTCAATCGAAAATGCCTGATGAATGAAATACTCCCCGATATTCGCAATCGTGAGTTTGTTTATCATTCCCCAGTCTTCAATCTTTCCGCGAGATCCAAGGATGTTAAAAATCATCCATGCAACTTCTTCGGAGGTGATTTTATCTGGCAACTTATCGATAAATTCTTCCAAGGCGTCTTTCATCAAGTGTTCACGCATTCCCATCGCGCATCCTCCCTTCAAATATTTCACGACTGTTTCCATTGTTGCGGAAAGTCTCACCAGTATCCAAGTCTTCATATTCAACCCAGTCATCACCAGCGTCAGTCATTTCAAAATCTTTCGGCATGATCTGTGGGATGTACAAATGATCGTCACAGGTGACGGCAGGCTTGCCCAAAGCGCAGCTCCAAGTGCCATCT